CGTAGCTGCCTTTCAGCAGCCGCGTTCGCATGGAAGGACGAGTGCTACGGTAGCGAAGTTGATTCGCGAAACCGATTCGGCTTACGCCGACGCACTGCTTACGCAGGTACGGAGGAGAAACGTCCACGCCCTTGAAGAAGTGGCCTCCACAACTTTCCCGAAAGGGATTGTCGTAGTGTGTCTTCTTGTCATTCATGGTGAAGCCCGCGAACGCGAGTAGATCCCTGAGAGGACCCACTGTTGTGGCAGGCACGACGATATCGTCGCCATAAACGACGGCGTGACCGCAAGCAGCTCTCGCCAGACAGTAGAACAACGCTGTCTCAAGTTCGAACGTGAAACCATTTCCCATGGACGAAATTTTCTCGTAGGACACGGAGGTCCCGTCCTCGAAGACGCCGTGAGGCGACCTGAGGGCCATGAGGTGGTTAAACACGTCGGTTGGCAAAAGTGCTTCACAAAGAGCCACGGATACCGAATCCGAAGCCCCCTTTAAGTCAACCGTAGCGAGGAAACCATCACGGCTGCCCAATTGGGCAAGCCTCTGGTTCACTTGCTGCGCGATTGGCTTAAGGAGGCCGAACTTACGTTGTAACCTAGCCCTTATGGCACCGCCCATTCCAAGTTGGAAGAAGCAGTTCCAGTCGGGTTCGATTGCAATCGTCCGTTCGGTCTTTGCGTTCTTAGGAACGAACACGACTTTGTTACCCGCGACCAACGTGGGCTCCGGAAAGATCCACCCGGAGTACTCACAGAAAGCGCGGAAGTACGGTTCGACCGAAGACGTCATGTGGGCGGCTTTAACCCACTTATTTTGATGGCTTGCCTGAGCACGGGGCATTGATGTTGATGCACCCGGCCCCCATCGCACATGTGACACCACCTCGTCCACAGAAAATCCGTGGAAGAGATGTGCTAGGAGCGACTGCGCCCTCCTGAAAACGGACCGGTACCATTCTGGCACCGGCCGCTCCCAAAAGGAGCACAGCCTCTCGTTCGCTAAAGCACAAGCACGCTCCGCTGCGTCGAAGGACTGCCTTGCGGCAGCCCGACGGTCAATCCCGATGTCAAAGGGGACCTTCGACAGGACCTCACTCCGCCAGTACGCGTCCCGGAACTCTTCCGGGGAAGTAAACGCTGCTGGATCGGGTAAGTCGAGATTGACAATCTCCGGCCATGACAGGGCACTAAGCCCTAGTTCACGTCGGAGACTTTCGGCAACGCGGAGAGTCACATCGTGACGCGACCATTCCGTTCGGCCAGATCGGCCAATGGT